AAAAGAGATCCGTCAAGGAAAATGAGGATAGGATAAATGCAGTTAAGTATTGTTCCTGAACAGATTATAGGATTTGATTCGTATGAGGCTAAACGCTTTCAGAAGTTGCTGAATGTATATAATTCTCATTCAAGTTCAAATTATACAAAAAACAAATACTACGAAGGAAAAATATCACTTAACGATGTCAATCTCGGCCTTGCGCTGCCTGATGGCATGAAAAGGCTTGAGATCGGGTGCGCTTGGGGTGCAAAAACTGTTGATGTTCTGGCGGCAAGGTCGATGTTTGATGGTTTTGTCGGTATGAACGGAGAAGATATCGAAGAGCTTGACCAGATTGTTATTGACAACGATTTGATTGCAGAATATGCAAAAGCTTGCCGGGATGAATTGAAATACGGCTGTACTTTTGCAACATTATCGGCTGACGTTCAAATCGGTTGCCGGATCCGATTCCATTCTCCGCAGACAGCAGCGGCTTTATGGGATGGCGAAAAAGGAAGAATCTCATGCGGATTTGCCGTGATTGATTCGATACCGGATGATAATGATGTGACATGGAGTCCATCACTAATCAACTATTACACAGATGATTCGGTATGGGTGCTTTCGTGCAATAACAATATGTGGAGTGCGACTAGGTACATTCATAAAATGGGCAGGCCATTGATGGAAGCACTGAAATGGAATGCGACAAGCAACAAGCCATTTGGACGGTCCAGAATAAAAGAGCCTATCCGCAGATTGATAGATGGATATGTCAGGACAATAGCGAATGCAACCATTGGCCTTGAGTTTTCAACCGCTCCGCAGAAATACTTGCTTGGTGTTACGGACGAACAGTACGATGCGGTTATAAATAACAAGTTCCGTCAGTACGTTGGCTCAATCATAGCATCAACAACGAATCCGGAAACGGGAGAAAAGCCGACATTTGGACAACTTCCGCAAGGCTCGATTGCTCCACACGTTGAGATGATAAGAGTGCTTGCTACACAGTTCAGTGCGGCAACAGGGTTAACAGTTACGGACACGGGCGTTGTTAATGATGCAAATCCGACAAGTTCCGATGCTATTTTAGCGCAAAGTCAAACACTTGTGGCAATGGCTGAACAGCTTAACCTTGACAATGGCGATTCACTCCGCACTATCGCACTCATGGCGTTGGCGATTGTGAATAACGTCAAAATGAGTGAATTAACCGAGGACGAGCTTGACGTTGTTGCACATTTCAAGAATCCTGCGATGCCGAGCGTGGCTGTTACAGCGGATGCGGCAATTAAGATTGCATCAGCAAGGGAAGGCTTTGCAACAACAGATACATTCCTTGAGATGATTGGCTTCGACAAGGCTGATATCCGCAGAATTAAGGCGCAGGAATCACGAAACAGGGGAATGGCTGTACTAAATGAGATAGAAAATGGCGACAATAACGCAAGCTGAATGGAAAAGATATATTGCGACATTGCGGAGTATAAACGATAAAGCGGCTGATGAGTTCCGGTCATTCATCATAAGCAAGGGCGGTTATGGCAACATAGAACGTCAAACACTTATTGATTATGCTTATGGAATCGCTACCAAATACGGCGAAGCATCGGCGGCTGTGTCGGCTGAAATGTATGATGCAATAGCTTTGTTGTCAAATGCTCCCGTATCGGCTGCAATTCCGGCTGAAACGGCAAGTTATTCCGAGGTTGCAAAGACAGTAAACGGCATAATTAAGAATACCGGGAACGAAGATATACTTGCACAAGGTATCGGAAGACTTGTGAAGATGGCAGGCACGGACACAATGCTGTCAAATGCTTACAGAGACAGACCAAAAGGCAGAGGAAGTAAACGCAGACATTCCGGAGCGCAAGTTGCTTGGATTCCATCAGGCGATACTTGCCCATATTGCATCATGCTTGCAAGTAAAGGTTGGCAAAATCAGACCGAATGGGCGGCAAACAACCATTCAGAGCATATTCATGCGAATTGTGATTGCACTTATATGGTGCGGTTCAACGATAATCTGAATGTGGAAGGCTACGAACCGGAAGAATATAAGGCAATGTATGATGATGCGGATCCGGGCGGAAGCCGAGAAGATAAGCTTAACGCAATGCGCCGTGACGCTTATGCCGAAAACAAAGAAGAAATAAACGCACAGAAGCGGTCAGCATACGAAAAGCGCAAAGAGCGAAATTCATCCGAAGCAGAAGAAATCAACGTTGATTAGAGCATCCGAAAGGGTGCTTTTTTCATACAAAAAAAGGCAACGTGAGCCTATCACGGATAAGCACTCATGAGAGGAGAAAATTGAATATGGAAACAAAAGAAACTGTGAATCAGGAAGTGGAAACCACAACGGAAACGGCTGAAAAAACCTTCACACAAGCAGAGCTTGACCAGATCATCGGAGAACGTCTCAAAAGAGAGCGTGAAAAATATCCCGATTATGAATCCTTGAAGGAAAAAGCCGCAAAGCTTGACCAAATCGAAGAGGATGCTAAATCAGAGCTTCAGAAAGCAACGGAGAGAGCCGAGAAGCTGCAAGCAGAGTTGTCTGCTATGAAGCATACCGAAGAGGTCCGGACGATCCGCGAGGCGGTTGCTACACAATATGGAATTCCTGCCAATCTATTGAGCGGAGAATCCGAAGAGACTTGCACTGAACAGGCAAAAGCACTGCTTGAGTTCAAGTCAGCGACTCCATATCCAAATGTAAAGGATGGTGGAGAAATTCAAAACACAATAAAAGGCACTACTCGTCAGCAATTCGCTGAATGGGCAAATGCCGCATTAAATTGAAAGAGAGGAAATAATCATGGCATTAGTAGGAACCCCTACCAACAGAACATCAATCGATCTTCCCGTTGACGTAAGCAACGAGATCCTTCAGAAGACACAGGAATCTTCTGCAATCATGAAACTTGCAAGACAGATAGCACTTCCCGGCAGAGGCGCTGCTATCAATGTTATCACAAGCGATCCCGAGGCATCATGGGTTGGCGAAACAAACGCAAAACCTGTTTCGAATCCCGGTCTTTTAACAAAGGTTATGAGAGCTTACAAGCTCGCTGTTATCGTTCCGTTCTCAAATGAGTTCAGACGTGATGTTGCAGCTCTGTATGATGCACTTATCAACAGACTTCCTAACGCACTTGGAATGAAGTTCGATGCAACAGTATTCGGCAATGGTTCTGCTCCCGGATCTGACTTCGATACATTTGCGGCTGTTACGCAGCAGAATATCGAGACAGATACATATGCAGGTTTTGTTGCAGCAGATGGGGACATCTCAACACACGGCGGCATCATGAATGGTATCGTACTTTCTCCGCAGGGTAAGAGCGTAGTCCTTGGTGCGGTTGATGGAGACAGAAGGCCGTTATTCATCAATAACGTATCAGAGGGTGCAGTTCCTATGATTCTTGGTGCAAGAACAGAGCTTTCAAAGGGTGCTTACGTTGCAGGTACATCTCCTGCTCCTAATGTACTCGGATTTGCCGGAGATTGGACGCAGGCTGTATATGGAACAGTTGAGGGTGTCAAGATTGACTACTCAAGCGATGCAACACTTGATCTTGGTAGCGGCAATGTTATCAATCTGTTCCAGCAGAATATGTTTGCAGTTCGTGCAGAGATTGAGGTTGGCTTCCGCGCTGACACATCTGTATTCAATGCACTTGTTGATGCTTAATGGTTAAGCTCATCAATAAACGAACAGGCTCATCGTTTTGGGTAGCGGATGAGAGAGTTGAAGAGTACAAGGCGGCAGGTCACAAGCTTGCCGCTTCTCCTTCAGCGGCTCAAAAACCCATAGAAGAGCCTATCGAAGAAACACAGGAAGAAAAGCCTAAAAAGGTGGCTAAAAAGGTAGTTAAACGTACAGTTAAGAAGTGAGGTGGTACAAATGGCTTATGCAACAGTTGCGGATGTTCAGGCAAGAATGACAAGAACGATGTCCGCAGATGAACAAACCATGTGCGCTACACTTTTGGACGATGCGGCAATTATCATTGATTCCTTTAATGTTTCTGCAACAGAAGATGCAAAAAAGATAGTGTCCTGTCGGATGGTTATCAGACAAATGGGAGACGGAGACGATGCCGGAGTTCCTATCGGGGCAACACAAGGCTCGATGTCCGGACTTGGTTATTCACAGAGTTGGACGTTATCAAGTGGCTCGACCGGAGAAATGTATCTGTCCAAGATGGATAAACAACTTCTCGGATATGGCAACAAAATCGGCTCTTATTCTCCTGTTCAAGAATTGGCGGTGTCTGAATGAAAACTATAACGGTTCAATTAGCGGTTAAAACAGAAGGCGCTCCGGATCCATTCGGTATGCCGACAGAAACCGAAGAGTTGATAGACGTTCCCGGATGTCTAGTCGGTCAACCTTCAACAGACGATATCGCACAAACAATGGAAATGTACGGCAAGAAGATAGCTTATGTTGTCGGAGTTCCGAAAGGCGATGTTAATTCGTGGGTTGATACAGACGTGATTATCTGGGGCGAACGATTTAGGACTATCGGTTATCCAGAGACAGGAATACAAGGCAATATTCCCCTTAAATGGGGGCAGAACGTGAAAGTCGAAAGATATGGCTGATTATGTGTTCAAAAAGAACGATGCAGGAATACGCAAGCTGCTTCAATCGGAAGAATGCCTTGCTTGTATGGAAAAGTTCGCTCAAGGTCAGGCTGATGGTGGGGAAATGAAGCCTTTTATTGGTTTTGACAGAGCAAAAGTGTTCGTAAACAAGAGGAAACAGAAATGATTGAGGTAGCAATAAGAGATTATCTTGCACAGAAAATTGATCCGATTCCGGTGCTGATGGAACAACCGAAGAATCCGCCAAAAGAGTATGTTTTGCTTCGCTTGGCAGATTCAGGACTTGTTAACAAGGTTGATGCGGCAACGTTCTTCGTGACGGTCCGCTCAAGTACGCTTTACAAAACAGCACAGCTTCGTGATTCGGTCAAAGATGCACTTCTGGATGTCATATCAGAAGACTATATCACAAGTTCTACGTTGGGCGGAGAATCAGCACAGACAGACTCCGCAAACAACGTTTATCAATATGAGTTGACGTTCAACTTCTA